CTCGATCGAGCGCTTGAAGTCCTTTCCGGACGGTGCGACCGCCTGCCAGTCCCCGGGCAACGTCAGTGTGACCATCGCCAAGTCGCCCGTGTCCGTGTCCCAGTCCGAGTAATCCAAGCTGGCGATTGTCTCCGTGAGCCGGGTACGGGACCGGGAAGACCAGACCTTAATGACCCCGGCCCCCACGCCGTCGCCGGTGCCCTGGTTGGAATTCACATGCAGGTATTTCGCCGCATGCTGCTCGGCCTTGATCGTCTCGGCAATCTTGGCTCGCTCTTTCGCCGCCTCGGCCTTAACCGCGTCAAAGCTCCGGCGACGCAACACGCCGGGGGAAAAGCGCAACCGGTGCGTGATGCCCTCGGCAATCTCCAAGCCGCACCCGTCAGCGGCCAGCACGTCTTGACCGGCACTAAACGCCGTCAGGCGCTGGAACCGGGCGGCGACGTCGCGCACATCCTCAAGGCCGGGCCGTGTAGGTTCCTCGAAATCCGCGATCAGGTCCCGGAATCGGGCGTAAGAATCATTGCGTTCGGCAGCGTGTTGGTCGACAACGACCGGCAAGGCTGCAACAATGGTTGATGAGACGGGCACCCAAATATCCTTTCTCGCAGTGGCGGCGACCGGTTCCAACGGTCCCGCCACTTTTGTTTGCGCATTTCCACCCGGCGGGCTGGTGCGCTAATCCCCTTGAATCTACTTTAAGAACGGGCTTTGGCCCGGGACCTGCTCGTCTTTATGCACGTAATTTATCCGCATGGCTTCTTGAATCCGCACCACCATGGAGATTGCCGACTTCGACAACTGGCACAAATCGGCCACCTCCTGCAAGGATCGACCCGTTTTCGTCAGGTCATAAATCATCACGTCACGGCGTGCCCGGGATTCATCTAGCCACAATTCGCGCGTGCGCACCGTGTCGGCCGCCTCGCGCATCTCTAAATCTGCTTGTTCCTGCTCCTCTGATCCCATCCCCCTACTGTATAGCGTGTTGTGTGCTATGTCAGCGTGCGGGAGCGTAATTGTCGGCCAGAAGCCGACAGAGGCAACCGTCATCACATCACCGCATCGAGCAATGCGGAATTCGCAAGAAGTCGAGTGTCCTGGTGATCCTCAGGACAGAGACACGGGGCCTCGGGGGGCTCCGGCGTCGGCGCTCCGCGCCTTTCCGGCGGTGCCGCCCGCCGCCCCGTCCGTTTCTGATCCTGGTAATCGTCACAGGAGCATTCCGGATTGCGGCGATTACCCCCACAATGCGCGCACCGGCCTGCCTCCGTGACCGTGCCCACCGTCAGAACCCGGTCCAGGGAGTCATACGCCTGTATGGCCTGAGACGTTGGAATCCACAACCGGGACGTGGAGAGCACGTCCGCTTTCGAGTAGGCATTATCAGTGTGATCATCCAGCGGCAGCGATTGAGCGTCATAAGTGACATAGGTCGCCAACCGGCGTTGCCGCCAAATCTTCCGTGTCCCATCCTCCGCGATCGTGTCCACCGGCAGATAGGACCGGCAGCGAGTGACCGCCGTGACCGCCTCGCGGATACGCTTATTAGCCCGGATAAACGTCAGGCCGGTAATTCGAACCGTACACTCGTCCCGGCGCAACTGTGCTAACTTGTTCGCCGCAGCAGAGGGAAGCCCGGACGCTTCATTGGAGTCCGCCACACCGGTAATTTCATCCATGAGCACGCTGCCGCGTTGCCAGTCGAGTAACTGGGTCCAGGTGGTAAACGGGACATAGTTCGGGTGTGCCGCGCGATGGCCCGGTGCCCCGTGCATAATGTCCGTGCAGTGATCGTCATCGCACGGGCGAGGGTTGTTGTAATCGAGCAGCCGCACCGTGGACAGGACCATACGACCCTCTTCCAAATCCGGAATCGTGTCGTAGACCGCAGCGGCGGACTTCCCAGAACCATTCCGGCCACAGTACATATGTATTTGAAAGGCCCGGCGTCGAGCCCGACCCGCCTGCGCCTGTCCATCACTAGCTACCAGCGACCCGAAGAAGCTCACAACGCACCACCTTTCATATGCGCATAGCTGCGCTTGACCGTATAGTTTTTGCCGACCGCCCACAGCCTGCGCACGTCGCGATAGACACCGGCACGGGCATGGAAAAGCAGGTAACCGGTCAGCACCCAACCAACGATGGAGCCGGGCTGGCCGGAGAGGGACAGCACGCCCCACAGGGACGCGGCGACGATGATGCGGAACGCCCACTTTTTCATGCCGCCGACCCCCCGCCCGCGGTAAAGAAGCTGGCAACGATCCGGGCAACCTTAATCCCGAAAGAGACGGCCCACACCGAGAGCACGGCCGAGAGCACCGTCAGGACCAAGGCGCCGGGGAACCAGGCACCCATGGACCCGGCAAAGGCAAACACGGTGCCGACGAAGCCCGCGACGTCGCCCATCCAGGACGGGAGGGTGAACTTCGGGATCAGGCCCAAGAAGAAATTCAGGATCCCCACGATTAGCTCTAGGAACCACTTGATTATCACGATTCATCGCCGCCTTTCCCCGCGTTGAAGCTGAATCCGAACCCGGACGCGAGGGCCCGGACTACGGAGATGCCACCGCTCACGATGACAATCATGGAGATAATCGCCCTCGCATATCCGGCCACCGTCGCCATGACACCCGTACAGGCGTCGAACGGTTTGAGGGTCTGATGGATGCCCGCGACGTCGAAGTTCATGACCGGGCCGCTGCACCCCGAGCCCGTTGCAGCGGCTCCCATAGCGTTGACCGGTGCCGTTAGGCCATTGAGTGCCGTGCCGAAACCTATCCCGTCGATCGCGCTCTTTAGTCCCGTGCCTATGCTCGTCAGATCCGCCGTTTTGGGCACGAACGCCCAGGACAGGGCACACTTGGCAGGCTGTAGCACCCACGCTATGGGATTGAAGATCCCGAACCCCGTTGGCCAACAACTTTCCGCTCCGGGACCAGGGTCCGTGCCCGTGCCCGGGTCAGCGCCGTTGCCGGTGCCGGAGTTCGCAGGTGGCTTGTAGCCAGGATCATTGTTCGAGCTCACCGGTACACCATCCGCGAGGATGCACACCGGAGCGGCGCTGTTAGGGCGTTTCGGGTCCTTCATCAACCCGACTTCGCACTGATAGGCGTTAATCAGGTCGAGGCAATCTTTAATCGGCATCTCATACGGACCCCACTTGCACTTTACTTTCGACGGCGAGGTGCGGTAGATGCCGTTGTACCAGTCGCCACACTCCGACCGTTCCTGTGTGCATACCGAGCCGTTCACCCACACCGCGAGGGTGCAGCCCGCCGCCGAGGTTCCTGCGCATTCCGGGTACTGGACCGCTGCAGCCGGTGGAAGTTCCCACGAGGACAACAATTGCCAATCCACGGCGAACACCGTCTTGGATTCGAGCTTGCCCGAAATCGCTTTATATCCGTCCTCACACACGAGTTGCGGGACCACACCGGAGCCGGGGGACGACTCTTTAACGAGAGTTTTCGTAGCCGATGGATCACCAGTAAGCGGCGCGCACACCAGCGTTGACCGGAAGATCGTTTGAGCCTCCGTTGGTGCCGCGTTGGGATTCTTCCACAGTCCCGGTTCAATACAGATATAGAACGAAGTCTGCCCGCAGCGCGGCGCAGTCGGAACGCCGTTTTCACTGATTTTCACGCCCGGTCCGGTGCCGCGTCCATCCCATTCGAGCCATTCAACCGTGTAGCCCGGCAAGCAGACTTTGACGGTAGCGCCCGCAAAAATGTTGTAGAGGTCCAGGCCGGGAACATCGAGGGCCGCCCACTCCGTAACCCTGCGCGTACTCGACATGATGCCAACGTGCGTTCCAGTCGGCGTGAGACAGGACGCCCTGAACATCACCGTGTCATTCAACGGCGTCCGCTCCGGGTGCGCGGGATCACGGAAACCCAGATTGTTCACGGTGCCAGTCGCTAAGGCCCACTGGACCCACTGGCATTGACTAATCGAGGTACAGCTACCCGGCGCGACCCACCCGTTGCTTTTGAGCTCGCCCGGCTTCATCTTGATCTGCGATTTACCGTCCAATAGGTCCAGTCCGGGCACCGTGTAGGAGACAATGCCCGTGAGCGGCGATACCGGCGTGGCCCCAACACCGTTCCAACCGCCGCACCGGTTCACACTGCACCAATCATCTTGGCCCATTAGATTCCCCGGCGTGCATCCCGCGTCGAAGCAGCCCGCGCCACCCTGAAAGCCTCCGCCGGACCCGCCCGCGCTGTAGCAGTTCGAGCCGGGTGAACCCGTGTTGGTTATGAGTTCGAGCGGCAGCTTAAAGATCATGCACATCACATTCGAGGCATCCCAGGCCCAGCAACCGGCAGGGCGCGGAGTGTGGTCGCAGTAGTTATATGCGACCTGCGGGTTGTGACACAGGTAAACGGTGGACGTGTTGCACACCGAACCCCAGGAAAGGACGGAATCAGGGATAACCACGTCTCGTTGAGGCACATAAGTTTGCGTGTACGATTTTCCGTCCACCGTGTACCCGGCAACGCCCTCACCAACCGTTTGAGCGGCCTGCGCTATCTGCGCTCCGCCGGTCACGAGGCCGATGGACAGCAGAAATGCAACCATTACACCGGCCACGCTGGCTCTTAATGCTTTCATTTCCACCCTCCATTTCGATTGTTTGTGACTGTGGCCCCGCATGTATGGACGCATGCGGGGCCACAGGTTAAACCGGTCTACTTGACCAGTCCCTTGAAGAAGCCCCAGCCCTTACGGAGCGCGAGGATACCGGCGGCGACGCCGATTGCGATTCCACCAACCGACAGGAGGGTGGGGAGCAGGTCAGCGGTTGCGGTGGTGATGACCGAAGAGACATCACCGGTTGCGAAAGGTACGAGTGCGTGCATGTAAATCACCCCCTTTAGGTGCGATCGTAGGGACAGGAAACTTTGCGTACTAGTAACGATCGCTTCTCATGATTCCGTCGCCGTTACCGTCACCGGACAAAATTCTGTAGAAGAACCGCCACCCCATCGCCAGGCCAAACAACGAAGCCGCTACCCCGATGCCGAGGGCTCCCACGGTAAGAATGGTTGGCAGGAGCGAAACAACTGCGGTTGAAATGGTGCTAGTTACGTCCACGAAGAACCCCTAGTGTTTGGCGACGATTGAGAAGAACAACCCCACGGCGAGGCCCGCGATAAACAGGACGAGCAGCATTTCTAGTGCATCATTTGACGTCAT